AATTAATGACCCGGATTCCACTCCGGGGGGTAAGGCTGTACTCGTGCAGCCCTCACCACTTTCCACCCCCGCTGAGGGGATTCCGGAAGTACCTGTTTATACAGGCTCTTTCTCGGAGAGAACCAGGCACGCCAACTACTTAGGCGCTGCATGGGTAACGGAACTTGAGACTCAGATGGCAAAGTCTCGGGAACAACAATCCAACCTCTCATCGACCAGAGATGTTGGACTAGTGGTGCAGAAGATAGTCAAGACGTCATCATTGACTAAGTTCGGGTCGTCCTATCAAGATCAGGACCTCCTCGCAACTGTGTGTGACATGGCACAGGCAGTACTCTATGTTTTCTTTGCTCGCCTCAGCAACAGAACCGTGTGGTTTTCTCCACGAGAGTACAAAAACGTTGGCCGCAACATCACAGTCCTCCTCACTCGCCTAGAGGAGGCCGCGCGCCAGGCCGATGACGGGGCCCTCGATTATCTAAAGTACTGGCACTCCCTTTATGTACATAAGACAATTCTATCAATCGACTCGCCCCCGAAGGCCAAACCCTGGATCGAACAGATCGGGTCCCCCTATTCTGGATTCCTACGGAACGTGCTCACGCGCGCCATGGCCAGAAAGGATATTTCGTTTCTTTACTCACTTGACAAAGGTTCTAAACAGAACTGGCCCAAGTTGTGCGAAGTTTCGGTGCTACGGAAGTGCTCCGAGCATCAGGCAGATCTCCAAGCCACCCGCGACGTCGTCCCATCGGACCTACTCGCGCAAGTGTCTCAGACCGCCTTTGAAATATTTGGGACCTCTCTCCCCGATGACCCAGGGTCCGCACCGAACTATGCGTTCAAGCTCGGATCGCCACTTACAGCATTCTCCCCTTCACCGGGGTCATGCTCGTATGCATTCGTTGAGAATGGCCACGCCACCGATGGTGCCTTGAAAAAATCTACAAGGACCGCTGGCGGTTGCCTGAATCTCACACTGCCCATGGTGATTCCTGACGCCCCCACTAGTGAACAAGACATCGGCTCCATCCCTAGGATGGTCCATGCCCTCCAGCAATGGAGGATGGTTGAGCTCGACAAAGCTGTACGCGTGTGTCTAGAAGTCCTAATTAACGACCTCCGGGTCTCCGAATATTGGGATGATTCTGGAAACTTTTTCACACGCCTCAACCATACCGAAATCATTTCCCTTTTCGAACCGGGAAAGATTAGGAACATCACAGTGGGCAACGGCGACTTGAACAACGCGCTCCTCCCTCTTCAGGCCCTTCTAGGCGCCAAGTGGAAGAAAGCCGCAACGCTACAATGCTGAAGCCAGACCTCTCAGTCCCCATCTCAGTCCTTTTCAATATGGGACTGCGGGACGAGACAATATATCTGG